AATGTATTTGAGCAATATAGAACAATTGCAAAGAGAAATGAACCTAGTGAATGTCCAGAATGTGGATCAACAGAAGTTGAGATGTCTTTTGGGAGTAGTTCAGTTAAAATTGGAGACCCAGTACATTTAGGTGTTAAAAAAATTGATGATGGATTTAAACAACTTCTTAAAAACATAAAGAAAAACCATCCCAATGGTGGTATGAAACTAAGATAAAGAGATGCCGAAAAAACCAAAAATAACAAAAACTTCTAAATCTAAACCAATCATTAAAGAGAAACCTAAAATGGATTTGCGACTATCTGACATTCAACCAAAAACCGAAAAGCAACAAATTACTTTTGAACAATATCACAAAGGTAAGAACTTCTGTTTACATGGAATGGCAGGTACAGGTAAAACATTCATGGCAATGTATTTGTCTCTAAATGAAATTCTTTCGGGTAATTCCAAAGCAAGAAGGATTATTGTTATTCGTTCGGTGGTCCCCACAAGAGACATTGGTTTTTTACCGGGAAATATTGAAGAGAAAACAAATGTGTATGAAATGCCTTACAGTAATATCTGCACAGAACTCTTTATAAACAAGAATGCCTATGAAGATTTGAAAGATGCAGGTAAGATTGAATTTGCTACAACATCTTTTGTCAGGGGTTTGACTTTTGAGAATGCTATTGTTATTGTTGATGAGTGTCAGAATATGACCTTCCATGAATTAGATTCTATTATCACAAGGTCTGGTAATAATTGTAGACTGCTTTTCTGTGGAGACTTCAATCAATCTGATTTGGGTAGAAAAACTGGAATAACAGAATTTATGGACATTCTCTATAAGATGAAGTCTTTCAGTATGATGGAGTTTGACCAAGATGATATTGTAAGGTCTGGACTAGTGAGAGAATATATTCTTGCTAAAAACGATTTACCAGATGAGTATACTGAGTTTTGGAGAGACAACATAGAACACTATGAACAAAAGATTCAAGAAGAAGATGAATCAAAAGGTTTTTTAGATAAGATAAAATTGTTTTAAGATGGATGTTGACAAGGTTAAAAAATCATTTAATTTATTATCCAAAGTATTAGTGGATTCCTTTAAATTTTTTATCGATCTTATCAGATGGTTGTTTTTAGTTGTAGTTATAGTTGGTTGGACATTCTGTGTGTTCGTGGTCATATCTACTCTTAGATATTTGGAAAGTCTTCCAGAGAAAATAAAAAGAAATAAATTCCTCCTAAAAGTAGAAATATTAAAAATTTTAGAAAAAGTATTGACATTCGTTAAAAAATAAACTATAATTAAAATATGAAAAAGTTTAAACACCAGAATGTTGATTTGGGATATTCTGATCTTGAATCAATGACAAACACAGATGGTAAGCGTCAGTATCTAACACCAGAAGGTAATTCATATCCTTCAATCACCACAATCCTCTCATCAAAGGTAAATCCAGCAATTGAAGCATGGAAGAAAAGAGTTGGTGAAAAAGAAGCAGAGAGAATATCCAGAGTTGCTAGAACAATTGGTAATAATCTACATGACAATTCAGAAAAGTATTTGAAGAACGAAATGACTCAGGACCATATTTCGAATCTATCTAATATGGATAAGTGGATGTTCAAGAGTTTCAAAAACCTTTTAGATAGAATTGACAATGTGATTGCTTTGGAAACTGCTCTTTATTCAGACAACTTGAAGATTGCTGGAAGAGTGGATTGTATTGCTGAGTTTGATGGTGTCCCTGCTATTATTGATTTCAAGAATGCAAAGAAACCTAAAAAGGAAGAGTGGATTGAAGATTACTTTTTACAGGCAACCTTTTATTCATACGCATTCTATGAGAGGACTGGAAAACTGATTGATAACATAAGAATCCTTGTGTGCGTCAGAGATGGTCAAATACAAGTGTTTGAAAAGAATGTGAAGGATTATGTCAAAAAACTTGACAATCGCATTAAAGAGTATTATAATCAATCCTAGAGGTGTAATATGAAACAATACCCATACAAGACTTGTTTGAGATATCCGGGTGGTAAGTCAAAAGCATTGAAAACACTTGCTCCTTGGTTTCCATCTTTTAGTGAATATAGAGAACCCTTCATTGGGGGTGGTTCTGTCGCATTAATGGTTTCTCAGAATTTTCCTCAAATGCCTGTTTGGGTTAATGACAAATATGTATATCTTTACAACTTCTGGACCCAATTAAGAGATAATGGAAACGAACTTTCATATAAACTTTTGGAAATTAAAAAGAGTGTTGAAGGTAATGATGTTGAACATAGGAAACTTTTTGATGATCACAAATTGAAAATATCTCAATTAGAAGGTGTTGACCAAGCAGTTTCATTTTTTATTCTAAACAAGTGTTCATATTCAGGACTTACAGAAAACTCTACATTCTCTGTTCAAGCATCAAAGAGTAATTTTTCCCAAGTTGGTATTAAAAAACTTCCAGTATATTCTAGTATAATACAGAACTGGAAAATAACAAACCTTGACTACTCTGAACTAATGAAAGAGCAAGGTGAAGACGTGTTTGTGTTTCTTGATCCACCTTATGATATTAAATCATTTCTTTATGGGACTGATAGAAAGATGCATTCAGACTTTTGCCATGTAAGATTTGCCAAAGATGTTGAGGAATGTAAACACAAATTTATGATAACTTATAATGTTAATGATTGGTTAGTTGAAAGGTATAAGAACTTCTACCAAAAAGAATTTCTTTTACAGTATTCAATGGTTCATAGAAAAAACAATAAGAAGACCGAACTTCTTATATCAAATTATGAGGTTGCCCCAGAAGCAAACTCTTTACAATCTTTTTTAGAAAAATGAGGTAAAATGCGACAAAACAAAACATTACAGGAAAACATGGAAGACTTCTTCCAAGAGATTGAAAACCGAGTATATCAACATGACATTGGATGGTTGGAAGCTATTCTAGAATACTGTGAAGATACAGGTTTAGAACCAGATAGGGTGTCTAAATTAGTATCCCCAAACCTAAAAAGTAAATTGGAAATGGAAGCAAAGAGTTTAAACTTTATTAAGAAGAGTTCTAAACTTCCTGTATGATTGAACAAAATAAGTATCGAAACCTTGAAAAATATTTCAAACTCTACCATTCGTTGAGATTACACTTTACTACAAACTATTGTTTTTTTAAGTATAGAGGTAAGACGAGAAAGTTTGGAGATATTGACCAGAAAAGAGGAAAGAACTTTATATTCAGACTTGAAAAAAAGTATGGTGATGAGTTCGCAAATTTCCTTGTATGTATGTTCACACATTATGAAAAAAACAATTTCAGATTAGACCAATTTATTGGAGTTGAGAATGATAAGATATACAGTCAATGGAGATCAAGGTTAGGTTCTTTACCATATCATTTCGAACAAGATTTGTATTTTCTAAAAGAATTGGGTGTTCCTTTCAATGATATGTTTAAGTGTTCTATTGTCAAGAATGGTGTTAAGTCTAAATCACACCCATTGATTCTAAAACACTACATCAAAGATGACATCTGTTTAGAGACTTTGATTATAATTGATATTGTCTTAGGTTATTTCCAACACTGGGATAAGAGTATGGAAAATGATTTTATGTGGAAAGAATTACACTTCAAGATAAGGAAGTATAAACCATTCTTGTCCATATCAAAAGAGAAGTATAAAAAAATATTAAAAAAAGTTTTCATTTAGTATTGACGAATTACAAATAGTGTGTTATTATATAAGTAACATGATTTCTAAGGAGAAATAAATTATGAGTTTTGCAAGTTTAAAGAAAAAAAGAAAAAGCAACTTTGACAAATTGAAATCGCAACTTGAAACGATTTCAACAAAAGGTGGTAATGTAGAAGAGGAATACTGGAAACCTGTATTTGACCAAGATGCTGGTATTGGTTCTGCTGTTATTCGATTCTTACCATCAAAAGATAGTGATGAACTTCCTTGGGTAAAGGTTTTCTCTCACTACTTTCAAGGTCCGGGTGGATGGTATATTGAAAAATCCCTAACGACTATCGGTCAAAAAGATCCAGTATATGAGTTCAATGGGACTCTATACAACTCTGGTGATGAAGCATTAAAAGCACAGGGTAGAAAGCAGAAGAGAAATGTTTCCTACTATGCAAATATCTATGTTGTAAAAGACCCAGCAAACCCAGATAATGAAGGTAAGGTTTTCTTGTATAAGTTTGGTACAACAATATTTAACAAGATTACAGAAGCAATCTCACCTAAGTTTGAAGATGAGGAAGCAATTGACCCATTTGATTTGTGGTCTGGTGCTAATTTCAAGATTCGAATGAAAATGAAAGGTGACTATCTAAACTATGATGATTCTGCTTTCGATAGAACAACTGCTTTACATGATGATGAGGACTTCTTAGAAAAGGTTTACAATGAGATAAAACCACTATCAAGTTTCACATCACCAGATTCATTCAAATCATATGACCAACTTAAAGCAAGACTTGACAAAGTTTTAGGTAGAGGTCAAACCTTAACAAGAAACAATGACGCAACACAGGTAGTTGAAGTTGAAGATGTTCAAGTCTCTTCAACATCAGAAACAGTTGATGAAGTAGTGTCTGATCCAGATGATGCTTTAGCTCTGTTCGAACAACTATCACAATAAACTCATAATGGGAGTGGGGTTTATCTCCACTCCTAAATACTATTATGAAACCTATAATGTTGATAGATGGATATGTTGATCATGATGAAACATTGATATTACCTTTTGAAATTTTAAATCCATATGTTATTGAGGTTTTTTTAGATGACGATAATCAAACACCAGTAGAGAATGTATATGTTCAAGGTAATAGGTTATATTTCAGAAAGTTTTATCAGGAACATCAATATCCAACCAAAGTTTGGATAAAATACATAACTAAGGATTTTTAATGGGGGGTTCTAAACAAAATCTTTCAGAAGAAGTTGAGCAGTTAGAAAAAGAACTAGTTGACCACATAGTTAAAAATATTGAAGACCTAAGTGTTGAAATCAATATTACAGAAACTAAGGTTACTAGTCAAGGTAAGTTCAAAAAGTATATTGAAGAACATCCTAGACTTCAAGTAAAATATGAAATACATTATTTGGGGGAAAGTCTAAGTATAGACCCAATAGATAAAAAAATACTTTACAGAAACGACAAGATAGGTTATAATATAATAGAAATTTCAGATATTCACTACATTAAATTGAGAATGTCAATCATAGGTAGAAAAAAGTATTTTGAGATGGTTGATAAAAAGAAAATGTTACATGAAATATTGAAGTAGGAGTTGTTGTGGCAATTAAAGTCAGTTATGCGTATTGTGATTGGACTGATAGGGAAGAAGTTAGAAAAAAAATAGAAAGTTGTAATAAAGAATCTAAGAAGATTAGTAAAGAAGATAAGGTTAAAGAAAATGGAAGAAGTGCCAATTAAGAAATATATTTCAGAAATATTTGCTCAGGATATTGATATATGTCTTGCTTTGGAAAAAGACCTTATGAAGAAAGCAAAAGGTATGGAGAAATTTGGGTTGTCTGCAACTCAAGATTACAAAACATTGATCAAAGCTAAGACTGAACAGAGTTATTTTATTGCTTATCTGTATAGACTCTTTGACCTTCTTATTGTTAAAAATCCATCTCTGATTCAAGATGTGAAACCTTCCAATTTTAGAATTAAGAGCATGATAAATGTTTGGAAAAAATCAGATATCGATAATATCAGAAAAATGAGAAAAGATATAGGTGACGATGGTGTCAAACTAATGAAAGTTAGTGTAGACAATAGTATTAATAAGCTTAACGTTTATATAGAAGCATTAGGCAAACGTATAAAGGAATTATAGTATGGAGTGGGATTTTTTAAGTGTTTTTCTGGTTATCTATGCAGCAAACTTTGCAGCAGAGTTGACTTTCTTTGTAATCAGTTTTATTATGCAGTATTATAGAATGAGAAAATCAAAAAAGAACATGGACCTATTAAGGCAAAATTTAGAAGCACAGTTAAAAGGTATTAGTGGTAAAAATGATGGAGGAAAGTAATGATTAGCAATTGTGAATCCTGTGGTGTTGAATTTAATTCTGGAGATTTTACAACTGGTAGACAATATTACTCATGTCCAAGGTGTAGAAAGTGGAATAGAAAAACTAATGGATACACCCCTTTTGAATTTTTAAGAGGGTTGAAAGCAAAAATGAGAGATTCCAAATTAGTCAATCAAATTTGGGATAAAATTCACCACACAGTTCTTGACGTTTCTGGTGGAAAAGTTTTTGAGTTGTCTTGTTATAGAGAAAAAGATTTCGACAAAATGATTTCCATTCAAAACAAAAATCATGATTATTACAAAGAGTTTGAATCACATACAGGTAAAGTTGATGTGAATGATCAAACTTTTTATTGGACGGTTTATTACCGATAGGAAATTGATATGCCTAAAAAAGAAGACGACATATATGTTTATGTTCATTTTGTGGATATAGGTGCTTCCAGTTCACCCAGAGCAAATATGTTAATGATTGAAAGGCAGGATATCATAGATATGTTTGAAACATCGACTCATAGTGAAACTATTGCTTATGATCTCTCTGGAATGAAACCTAAAGATTTTTTCCCTATGGATGGAGCATTAGATGAACAAGAATCTACTTACATTTTATTTAAGGTATAGTTAATGGTTTTAAAATTAGGGAAAACTGATATGGGTCAATTGATAGTTGAGTGTTCAACATCAGTTGTTGGTTGTGAAGATTGTTTTGTATTAATTCATAAAGCAGATAGTGTAGCTGAAGAGTCTGTAATTTTAGGTAAATATAAAAATTTATCAGAAGTTAAAGAAGCAGCAAACAAATTTCTGGAAGAGGAAATACCGTTCTAATGGAAACTTTCGTTGAGTATTATATTTTAAACATTGTCATTTGGGGATTATTTCTCAGGTGGCAACTGTTTATCAAACAAGATATTAAAAATGATATGGTAAAAAGATTAGAGATGTCACCAGAAGATGTTGATAAAGCATTGTTCAAAAATTGGATAGTGTTGACTTTATTCTGGTGGTTTACTATCATTATGGTTGTAGTTTACACTATAAAGATGAAATGGGATAGGCAATAAATGTTAAAGACTTGTTGTGAGTTAATGCAAAAGGCATATCAACTCAATTGGATAACATCAAGAGATGGTAATATATCTGTCAGAAATAGAGACAGAGAACACTTCTGGATCACTCCTAGTGGTATCAGAAAACCTATGCTGGACCCTGATATGTGGAAAAAAGTTTCACTGTATAAAGATAACAATAAATTTGTTACTTTGGAACACACTGCACTATCAGCAAATTTAGCACCCTCTGGTGAAACTCCATTACACTACGGTATTCAGAAAAACATTTCTGGTGATTGTAGTAGAGTTGTCGTTCACTTACACCCAACTTATATTGTTTCTGCCCTTCATAGAGGCATAGAACTGGATAAACTCGTTTTACAGTTTCCAGAGTTGGGAAGATATACAAAGGTTGGGAAGTCTGTTCCAGATGTTCCACCCATATCACAAGAATTAGCAGATAGGTGTCACGAGAACCTTGGATTGAAAGATGATGGTTCTTTGGAATGTGATATTGTAGGTATTAAAGGTCATGGAGTTGTTTCTATTGCAGAATCCCCTTGGCAAGCATTTGAGCATATAGAAAGACTAGAACATATTTGTAAGATTGTATTAGTCAGTGGTATGTGATATAATAATATTATGAGTTTAAAAAAAGTTAACTTCTCGGTTGAAGAAGTGTCAAAAGAGTTCGTCTACACGTTTGTTCAAAAGTATCATTATTCACCAGTGTTTCCAGTATTGACAAAACACTGGTTAGGTATTTTTCTTGATGACATTATGGTTGGTGCTGTCACTCTTGGGTGGGGTACTCAACCAAAAGGTACTATTCGAAAAATGTTTCCTAATCATGAATTTGAATCAGGTGATTACTATGAGATTGGTAAAATGTGTATGTCTGATGATTTACCCAAAAATTCTGAATCACAAATGATCAAGAGTGTTGTCAATTGGTTGAAAACAAGAGATAGGAATCTAAATAAAGAACAAGACAGAAAACTTTTTCTTTATACTATGGCTGATGGAATAATGGGTAAAGTTGGATATGTTTATCAAGCATCCAACTTCTATTATGGTGGTAAGTATTGGACTGATGTTTATATGTCAGAAACAGGTGAGAAGATACATCCAAGGACAGCAAGTAAACTCTGTAAAGAGAATGCTGAATTTGTTGGTAAACCTAAAATATTCTGGTTGACTCCTGATTTTCTAAAATCAAAGAAAATGAAAAGAGTTAGAGGTAGAATGTTTAGGTATATTTTTCCACTAACAAGAAAAGCTGAAAATATCTTATCTGAGTATGGGTGGAACAGAGACTATCCAAAGAACGATGATCTTGAATGGCAAATACAATCTTGGGATAAGAATGCCAGTGGTAGATGCACTTGGGGTTCTGTTGATGAGAAACCAGCATTTTGTTATGATGAGATAGAACACAATAAGAAGAATGTTGAAAAGTATAAGAGAAAGGTTTTTTCTGAAACAGATTGGTCTAAAAGTAATGTTATGAAAACAGATTTACAAAGGTTTTTTAAATGAAAAAGAATTTTCTAAAATTATTAGGTTTTTACATTGAGGTTGTTGGTTTTATAGCAGCAGTTGTATTTTTCTTATTGGCATTTCCAGTTATGGTTTTTGTAAAGATGACTGGTCAAACCATAGAAATGGAATGGTAACTATGGGTAATGATTTACATACGTGTAAATGTGGTAGCAGTAATCTTGAAGTTGAATGGGAAGAGTTTGAAGAACAAACTGGTTATTCATTCTCAATGCCATATTTAGAATATTATGTTGAATGTTACGATTGTGGTGCGACTGGAAAAAAAGCACCTTCATATGATTTAGCAGTTAGGAATTGGAATAAAGATTGTACGAATATAGAGTTACAAACATAAGAGTGGTTGACGGTGATACTGTTGATGTTGATATTGATTTAGGTTTTGGTGTCTGGATGAAAAAACAGAGAATCAGACTTTATGGTATTGACACCCCAGAATCAAGAACCAAGGATAAGGTTGAAAAAGTTTTCGGACTTGCTGCCAAAAAAAGACTTGAAGAAATATTGTCAATGAGTGATGATATTCTTTTAAGAAGTGTTAAAGATGTTAGAGGTAAGTTTGGAAGAATCCTTGGAGATTTCGTCATATATGATTTAGCAGGGACTTGTGGTGATCTTCTATGTACAGAGGGTCATGCTGTTAGATACTTAGGGCAAAGTAAAGAAGAAATCCGAGAAGAGCATGAAAAGAACAGACAGAGACTGATACAAGAAGGTAAAGTTGTATTATAAATAATTCTATGGAATATGGAATTGTAACAGTATCCGAAAAGAAATTATTTGCTAGAATTATTCAATTATTTACTTGGTCTAAATGGAATCATGTTGCTTTCTATTTCAATCACAATTCCTATAAAAACATCATTATAGAAATGAACAGTAATGGTATTCAACTATTCGAACTTGAAAAATATGTAAAAGGTAAGGATGTAAGAATACACAAAAACACACCAAAAGTTGATATGAGAAAAATCTTAGCTTTTGTTTTTAAAAACATGCACAGGAAGTATGACTATTGGAGAACATTATTCTTTTTTTACAAAAGAAAAGACATTAACGATTACAGTAAATGGAACTGTATTGAGTTTGTAGAAGAGATGTTCAAAGACCAAGGAATAGATTTATTTAATGGTGAGAAATTAACACCCGGACAAATTAACAAAAAACTATCCTCTGATGAGGATTTACTATTTTTAAGAAAATGAAACCGAAAACATTTTTTGCAAAACTATCAAAAAAGATCAGCCTACTTAAACCAGAGAGGAAGAAAGAACTTTTTACCAAGTCTAATCTGTCAGTACTTAAAAGAATTTCAGAGTATTGTCATGAAGATAAAAAAGTTGTAGTTATAACCGACAGAGAAGAGTGTGCTGAATTCTTCAAAGTTATGAGGGAATTTGGTTTAAGTATATACTACACCAGACGAGGGTGGGCAATATTCTTAACAAATTTTGACGGTCACAGATTCACTAGAATTAAAGATGACAGGTACAGGTTTCTAAAAAAAGCATATCCAAATTGCAATGAATTGAAAAGATTAAAGAAAGTTAGAAATAAATTTTTCGAAGATGTGTTGAGGTGAGGAAGCAATATAAACCAACAACAAATAAGTTCCATAGTGTAAAATCTGATCAAACGTTTGGAATAACCAATAAACCATAGAAGAATTCGAAATTTTAAATAATTTCATAATTTTAGTCTTGACAAAATCTATGTGCCAGTGTAAAATATAATCAATACCTGATAATAAAAAGCAATATTCAAGGGGAACAAGAAACAAGTATGAAACTAATAGGGTTAGAATGGCATGGTCAAAATAATGTAAATGGCATTCACCTAAATACCTTGTCTTATCAAGCGGTACTTTTTTGAACTGTAAGTACAGATCACAGAAAGCATGTTTGACAAATAGGGCAAAAAGAAATAATGTATTCACCTTATTATTTATAATGGGAGTTAATTGTGAATAATGTTAGCATCGACGAAAAAGAAGAGTTGTTAGTAATTTTTATGGAAGAGTGTGCAGAGGCATCTGTTGAAGCTTCGAAGATTATCCGTTTCGGTCAGAATGATGAAGAAATAGGAAGTCTTGTAAAAGAAGTCGGAGACCTTATGTGTATGATAAATCTATTGGAAGAGTATGGTATAATAAATAGAAATCAGATAAACCAATATGCTCTGGCAAAAAGAGAAAAGTTGAAAAAATGGAGTAACTTGAACGTATCTTAACTGGTGGTGGAAATGTCTTACAATTACACTTTTGATCAAGAAGAAGTTTCGGATTTACACAAAGAAGTTCATAACATAAGACCTACTTATGAATGGTGGGAAATGTGGCATGATGCAAACAAACAGGAAAAACAAAGAATGTGGAATGAATTGATAAAGAAATCTATAAGGAGATTTAAATGTTAAAACCACCTGAGTCTAAAATTTTAGGTAGAGTATTGGCCCATAAACCCACAAGTAGAACTGAGATATTTACAACCAGATTTGCAAATGTCCCTGATGTTGATTTTGCAACTTGGATTCATGAAAAAGATGAAGAGTTGACAATTTGGGTGGCTAAACCAAGAAAGTGGTTTGGTACAGAAACTAAATCACCTCCATTTGTTTTTATATTTTCAAGTTACATCAAAGGTTATATGAATACTGTTAATGTTTCTGTTAAACCTTATAGTAATGAGTTTTTTGAAAAAGAGAACAGTTTAGGATTCCATAGTCTATAAATATAAATGAGAAAGGAAGATTGTCCGAGTGGTTTAAGGTGCTTGCTTGGAAAGCAAGTGTGGAGTAATATCCACCACAGGTTCGAATCCTGTATCTTCCGTTCTCCTTCTAAAAAGGTTTAGTTATGATAGTTGTTGGTATAAGTGGAGTTGCACGCTCTGGTAAAAACCTTCTATGTGAACTGTTAATGCAGAACTTATATATTGAAGGATACACATCTAAACAATTCGCATTAGCATCAGATTTGAAAAATGATTGTGACGAGTTCTTGTATAGAATGTGTGATCTAAATGTGTGGACCGATTTAACAGAAGATAAAAATGAATTCAGAGAGTTTCTTGTTTGGTATGGTAATCTAAAAAGAAAACAGACCAATGGTCGATATTGGATTGAAAAATTGGATAGAAGAATCACAACATATGAAGGTGATGTTGCAATTGTCACTGACGTTAGATATGACCATTATGATAGAGATGAAGTTCACTGGATTAAGGAAGAGAAGCAAGGTTTGCTGATTCACCTAAAAAGATTCACAAGAGATGACACAAATTTAAAATTCACAGAACCAGCAAACAGTCATGAAAGAATAAATGATGGTTCTCTGTATGAAAAAGCTGACATAAACATAACATGGGCAACTGCCAAAAATCCAAGAAAGAGTGATGCTATAATAGACATAGTAAACGACACCACTAAAAAAATAATTAATAAAATTGAAAATACCCCTTGACACACCCCTCATATTACATTAAGATCATAATATAGAGAGGAGTTTTTATGTCACCAAAAAAGAATCTAGAATATAAAGACATTGTTGGAAAACTAATGTCACAGGAGAATATTTCAATTGTCCATTCTCCCACATCCAAAACTGCTAGTTTCGATTTAGAATCCAGAACTTTGTTTTTACCAGAGTTTGCAAATGTATCAGAAGATGTTTATGACCTTTTGATTGGACATGAAGTTTCTCACGCATTGAATACACCAAAGCAAGGGTGGCACAAATCCACAGAAAAGAAAGGTGCTAATTTTAAAACCTTTCTAAATGTTGTGGAAGATGCACGAATTGAGAAGATGATTCAAAAGAGATTTCCGGGACTTAAATCTTCCTTCAAAAAAGGTTATAAAGAACTTTATGAAATGGACCTGTTTGGTATTCGTGAAAAGTCAAGAAAAGAACTTAATGACATGTTGTTGATTGATAGGTTGAACATATATTTCAAACTTGGTCAGATTCAATCTGGTATTTCATTCAAGCAAGATGAAATGCAATATGTTGAAGAAATGGCAAACTTAAAAACTTGGAAAGACGTTGTAACACTTGCTGAAAAACTTTTTGAGTATTGTAAAGAAGAGATGAAAGAAAAGGAGCAAGAACAAGAACAGGGTGATCCGAAATCTGAAACAGGTGATAATGATTTACAAGGTGATTTCGATCAATCTTCATCGGAGCAGGAACAAAATCAAGACTCCAATAAAGAGAAATCAGAAGGTGGTGATTCAGACAATTCCTCAGATGCTGACCAAGAGCAAGATGGTGATAATGATTCTGGTAATAGTTCTGGTGACAATCCAGACACTGGTGAAGATTCATCTCAAAGTAATACTAATACAAGAGGTGGTTTTAGTAATTCAGAACCAATGTCACTCACTGATAAAAACTTTCGAGAGAATGAGGATAAACTAAACTATAATGAAGAAAGAGATAGGAACCCTTGGAATAAGAATGCAAGTTCATCACTGGACTTACCTATTCTGGAAGAAGAATTTTTCTATGATGATTGGAGAAAAGTTGAGAGTGATGTAAAAAAATGGAGAAAGAAAGTTGAATATAATGGTTGGGGTAATTAATTTTTAAAAAACTATTGACAATACTTCATATGTACGTTATGATCATAATGAGAGGTGAAAATTATGTACAACGAAAAAGAGTATAAGAAGTGGAACAAGAAATACAAAAAGTTCCAAAAGGCAAATAAACAGAGTATCACTAAAATGGTTCTAGACTTCAATAGAAAGAAGTCTGCTGATGTTGCAAAGAGAGTCAAGAAAAAAGATACAGGTGTGATTGATGAAAGACTCTTACACTCCTATCGTTGGAATGATAGAATATTCAAGACTAAGAAGATAGTACCAGAAGGTAAAAATCACGGACTAATAATGTTGGTTGATTGTTCTGGTTCTATGCAAGAGTATGACAAGTTTGAGAGTGCAATTAAACAAGCATTGATACTTGTGGACTTTTGTAGAAAGGTTGGAATCAAGTATAAAGTTATCGGTTTTGGTAATGGAAACTATACCGCAACCAGAGATCATGTTAAATATAAAAATTCCTCTGATAAAAGACATCTGGAAATAAAACATGTACCTTTATTAAGAGAATGGTTCAGTCATGAACAGACATTAAAACAACATGATTTCATGGCAACTTATATGTTATTTAAAACAAAGAAACACAGAGCTGGATTTATATGTGACGGTCCAAATTCTGGGACACCTTTAATTGACAGTATTTTCCTTTTGAGACAGATTGCTATAAAGTTTAAAGAAGAAGATAATATTGATATCTTAAACACGATAACATTAACTGATGGATTATCCAACAACGCAACTTTTTTAGATTTCGATAAGGGTATGGTTACTAAGTTATCATCATATGACCCTTTAACAAAATCTGTTTATAGAACTTCTGATTCTGATGACTTAAAAAATATTTTGAAGTTTTATAAAAAAGTTGTCGGTGGAAATATTATTGGTTTCGATATAACAAACAGTGGATACTATGGACTACCTAGAACTGGGATAGATGTTCGAGAAGATTGGCAAGGGTATGACCATCATTATACATTCTCATTCAAGAGTATATACGATGATGTTAAGAAAGTGACTAAACAGGATAAGGAAACACCAAGAAGTGTTGAAGAGTTGAGTTCCAATTTTAGCAAGAAGGGTGTATCAAGAAACAATGAGAAAATACTTTTGTCAAAATTTATTGATATTATTTCATAAATCTATTGACAAGTGTTTGAATGTCTGTTAAGATCAGATCATAAGAGTAAAGAGAGGACTATTATGAGAGAGAAAAAATCAAATCAATTTAGAGAATTTGTAAACATTTTGTATAAATCAGCATTACCATTAGATGTTTATTCTAAAAAAGGTTTAGTGGATATTGCTTCAACATTAAATCCAAAATTAACAAAACCTCAAATCAATAGTATGATTTATACTCTTTGGGGTATTGATGGTGTTACTAAATTTGGTAATGGTAAATTCGAGATTCCAGAAATGTCAGTCTTTGAAGATTACATTGCATCGGTAGCAACTTCCAAAAAGACATCTAAAAAGACTACCAAAAAGGTGAAAGGTAAGAATGTCAAAATGGCCAAGAAAGTAAAAGGAACTAAAACAACTAAAAAAGTTGTGGATGAAAACCAAGAAGTTAGTTATGTTCCAGAAGCAGACAAGAACTATGTTAAGTGGGGTGACTACAAGACGATAGATCAAGTTATCAAGTCTAAGATGTTCTATCCCATCTTTATTACAGGGTTGTCTGGTAATGGTAAGACTATGATGGTAGAGCAAGCATGTGCAAAGAACAAACGTGAGATGTATCGTGTTAATATCACTTGTCGAACCGATGAAGATGATTTACTGGGTGGTTTTCGTTTGGTTGATGGTCAGACTATCTGGTTTGACGGTCCAGTCGTAAAAGCAATGAAAACGGGTGCTATACTATTACTAGATGAGATTGACTTGGCATCTGATGAAATCATGTGTCTTCAACCTATCCTTGAAGGTAAAGGTGTCTTCCTCAAAAAGATAAACAAGTTTGTTCAACCAACTGAGGGTTTTCAAGTTTTCGCAACTGCTAATACAAAAGGTCAGGGAGATGAACATGGAAAGTTCGTTGGAACTGGTTTCTTGAATGAAGCATTCCTTGAAAGGTTTCCTGTAACAGTTGAGCAGGTGTATCCAAAGAAAGTGACCGAAGTTAAAATCTTAACTAAGTTCTGGGAAAGTCTAGAAACTGAAAAACCTGATGATGTTGAAGATATGGAAACTTTGATAGACCAGTTAGTTACTTGGGCAGGTATAACAAGAAGTTCTTATAATGAAGCAGTGTTGAGTGACTTGATTACAACCAGAAGATTAGTTTTCATAATGAAAGCATACAGTATCTTTGGGGATATTCAGAAGTCGATAGAGTTAAACTTGAACAGGTTTGATGATGTAACCAAGATGAGTTTTATGGACCTGTTCAAAAAGGTCTCAGCAATTGAGGATATGACAGAAGAGCATTTAATAACAGAAGAAGACACAACAACAGAAGCTTCTTTTGACTTAGATAAAATAAACCACTAAACCGATTGAAAGGAAAAGCAAATGTCAACTAGTGTACACGTAATACCAAAGAAAAGAAAAGCAAGTAACAAAGTAGAAAATTATGTAATCTTACCGATAAGTCGAGATCAGATGCGAGACAGATCGGAAAAGGAAACACAAAAAGCTTTCCTTTTAGATAACGTATGGTATCCAAAAAGTTTATTGACTTATGAAGACGATATGTTAGCAATGCCATTATGGTGGGTGACGACAACAAGAAAAAATATTGCACAATCCGGTGAAGATGTTTCCAATGTTCTCTCTCCTCTCACTCTTACACAACTAAGGAACATCGTAACAAGCACCGAATAAAGCACTCCTTTCAGTGCAACCTTTCACTCTCATATGGGGGTGGTTTCAAAGACCACCCCCATTCTATCAAAGGGATTCTAATGAATGTTTTTTTATTGATTGTAAGTATGAATTGTTTTCTGCTGTGTCTTTTATGTTTTGGATTGGCTTTTATTGACTTAATGAATATTAATGAGGATTATGATGCAAAGTAATGAAATTGAAAATGCTTGGGTGAAGAAATTTTTAGGTAAATACATTCTGGTCAGATCAAATATGGCAGGTGTATTTGTTGGAATACTTTCTAATATTGGAGCACAAGGTAATATACTTGTCCTTGAAAACTCTAGAAGAATTAGAAGGTGGGTAGGTGCTGTTGATTGTTCGGACTTATCTGTAAATGGTATGTCTAATCCAGCAGAAAGCACCGTGATGCTTGCAGAAGAATACAAGGTAATAAATGGATGGGAAGAATTAGGACCACTAACAGAACAAGCAAGAGATGTTATTTACTCTTGCAAAGAATATTCCCATGAGAACTCCAATGGATGAGTTATGGTATTATAATGGGATATTCTCATCTTCAGGTGGAGGTTCATCTATAGGTTCTGGGTGTGACCTATCTTATGAGGATAGAGGTGAAGGAATTTCTTGTGGTGAGGGTTCGATTGACTCATACTTTTCTAATGTTGACAGAAGACATGTATCTATAGGTTTTGGTCAAGGTTATGGAACAGGTTCTGGTAAAGAGTATGAATATGATGACAGACCAGAATGTATTGGAACTCCTTTTGTTTGGGGTTTTATGTTTAATGAGTTTAGTGACTTATAAGGTTCTGATATGGATATATTTGATCCAATATGCGACGATGATGATAATGTTGAATACATCGGTTGGGGTGACGGAAATTCAGTAGGATACGGAACAGGCCGCCCAGATGGATACCACCCGATTCCAAAGTGTGAAACTTTTCTCTATGGTGATGAATGGGAAAAAGATGGATGTGGTGCTGGAGTAGCAAAAGGTTCTGGTGTAGAT